ATTCCTTGATATTGAAATCAAAGATGCCAAGTGCGAAGAAATTTAAACGCTGGGTAACTAGCGAAGTACTTCCACAAATCAGGAAAACAGGTAGCTATGATCTACATATTCCAAAGACACTACCAGAAGCATTGAGATTGTATGCAGATGAAGTAGAAGCACATAACCAATCAAAGGCAATTATTGAGCAACAGAAACAACAAATAGCGGAATATGAGCCAAAGGTTGACTACGTAGATAAAATTCTAAGCTCACAAAATGCAATAACTGTAACACAGATTGCCTATGACTATGGATTAAGTGCGATTGCATTAAATAAGATACTCCATGAAGCACATATTCAACGTAGCGTAAATGGGCAATGGATTCTGTACAGTGATCTAATGCATAAGGGGTACACAAAGACTAAGACACATACATATATGACTACTGATGGGAG